AAAGAACAGTTAGACGATGCGATAAGTAATTTCGCAGGGAGAGAGAAGTTAAATGTCGAATTACCTTGATGATTATGTTTCAGTTCAAGACCGATTAAAGGAGTTTATAAATGCTTATCCAGATTATAGAATCAAGACTCATATCTTGGCGGAGTCGCTTGTGGCTAATTGTGATGTCTATATCATTAAAACTGAGTTATATCGCACTGAAGCTGACTTACATCCTTGGACTACAGGTTTATCCAGTGAGTCTAAATCCAAGCAATATGCACTCGAGCTTGCGGAAACTGGATCGTTGGGACGCGCACTTAACCTCGCTGGATACTTCGCTAAGACTAAACCGAGCCCAAAGAAGGCAATTGAAACGACTAAGCCAGCTCTTGCGGAATTCATAAAAGAACAACGCCCTAATGATCCTGAGCCAATTGTCTGGGATGTAACTGCAATAGCAGACCAATTAGGTGCAGAGATAATTGATGAAATACCGCTCTGCTCTGGTGGCGATGGACCAATGGTCTTAAAGCAAGGCACTAAGGAAGGCAAGGAATATAGAGGTTGGGTTTGTCCAACACCTAAATCTGGTCATCCTGCTAAGTGGATGCGTATTGGTTCAGATGGGCATTGGGTCTTTCAGAAATGAAGCAAGATGCTCATCCATTTATCTGCTCAAATTGCAAGCTAGTTACTCCGCATATTGAGTTGCATAAATACGATTCAACAGATATTGCTGAAGCACCTGAGGAAGTTTGGCTAGTTGAATGCCAAAGGTGCTTTATGCAAAGAATCATTTATCCAGCAGATCGCGTAACGGCGAAAGAGGACGATATTGTCCGGTGCGACCAATGCGGTAAATGGAAGATGAAGGCAGCAAAGTGTCGAATATGCCGATTAGCTGCTGGATTGGAAGAAATATCAGAACGCTATTGGACTGGTAATGAGACAAAAGAAAGACCTTACAATGCCGCTTTATGAATATCGCTGCGATAAATGCGATGCGACAAAAGAGCAATATCAGCCTATAACCCTAAGAAATCTAGTAATCTGCGATAATTGCAGCGTTGCAATGTGGAGAGTCTGGAGACCTAATCCAATCCACTTTAAAGGCGAAGGCTGGGCAGGGAAGGACAAATGAGCAAACCCCATTCTATTAGATATATCCGTCAGCTGATGGAATGGGGATTTGATAAAGAGTTTATTGCTAAAGATTGTGGTATCAACCTGGAATCGCTTGAAACTAGGTTAAGAAGAGCTAAAGAAAGGGAGCGCAGAAATGGGAATCAAGGAACTGAGTCTGGAACTAGCAGCAGTCAGCCTAATAGCTGATGAGGCTAAGAAGGCGAAAGATAGGCTAAGAGCTGCACTGCAGGCCGAAATGGACGCTATTGGGGCAGATAGGGTCAAGGCTGAATATGGCGATGATGTTATTGCCTATGTAACTACTACTAAGCCTAAATTTAAGTGGGTCATCAAGTCAGATAAACGATTCGTTGATTGGGTTAAAACTAATATTCCCAGCGAAATAGTTGAATCGGTAAGAGATTCATCAGTTGATGCGATATTAGATAAGTTCAATTATCTGGACGATATGGTTATTGATCCAAATGGTGAAGTAGTAGATTGGTTGGAAGGCAGTCAGTCAGAGCCTTATTTAATGACTAAATTCCATAGTGATGGCAAAGAAACGCTGAAGAACGCGTTTCAATCAGGCCAGTTAGAGTTTAAGAAGATATGGGAATTGAAATGAAAGATGATATTTATCCAATCTGGAGAGATGTAGATGATCATATGGATATGCCAGATGGTGTGGATATGAAACACCGCTCTGAACAGGACTTATGTTAAATCGACTTGACTTAGGTGCTACACTCTCGCCACAGTGCGGGCGCGCAGCTGGCCCTGCAACAGAGGTTGAGGGGGGCCATTGCCTTCGCTTGATAGCGACAGGCGTTATAGCTGCTTTACTATTAATATTTAATCCAAAGCCAGCAAAAGCAGATATGAATCTTAAGCTTTATGCTTACAATAAAATGGATTGGTCAGAATTCCAATGTTATAACTGGTTAATTTATAAAGAGAGTAGATGGAATCCCAAGGCTCGGAATGGCTCTCATTATGGTTTAGGACAAATGCGCTCCAGATGGTATGGGACTTTAAGCCCTAAGAAGCAAATAGATCAGCACATTAAATACATAAGACATAGATACTCTGATGCTTGCAATGCACTTCAACACTTTGAGACTAAGGGCTGGCATTGAGCAGACGCTATAACTCCAGCTACTATCAAAAGACGAGACTTCAAGTGCTTCAAAGAGATTACAACACTTGCCATTACTGCTCCCAAGAAGCGACTACAGTCGATCACCTAATACCTATCAGCAAGGGTGGAACTGATGAAGCTTCTAATATGGTGGCCTGTTGCACTCAATGCAATAGTTCTAAGCGAGATCGTATGACCCCCACCTTTTTTGAGCGCGCATCCAGACCCACGACCCCCATTGGGAAGATTTTCCCTGAAAATGGCTCGGCTAGGCACTATCAGGAATGAAACAAATTGAAATGGCTCAATTGGGAGAGATTGCCCGAGTCCGGGACGAATCGACTTACCGAGGTGTGGCAGAACCGCGAATTCACACAAAACTCAACGATTTACCCTCACTAGGCGAGCAAATGATTAAATTCTGTGAAGAAATCGGCTTTGAGTTGATGCCTTGGCAGCAATGGCTGGCTCATCACAGCTTAAAACAAAAACCTGATGGCCGATGGGCTCATCCAGTAGTTACTTTGCTTTGCGCTCGGCAACAAGGCAAATCAACCTTTATGGCGCTCCAAATCCTATTTCGAATTTATGTATTAAAAGAAAAACTGCAGGTTCATACCGCTCATAAACTAACTACTTCAGCAGAGCTCTTTTATAAGATTTATGGAATTATTGAACAGAATCCAAGGCTAGCTGCTCAATTTACTAAGAAGCTGGAAAGTAAAGGGTTTCAAGAGCTTCAATTTACTGAAGGTAGGCGATATATCGTCAGGGCCAATAACTCGGCTGGTAGAGGCATTGCAGCCCCTGAAACGATACACCTAGATGAAGCCCGAGAGTATAAAGATGAGGATGTCTGGTCAGCTTTGCGATATACCCAGATGGCTAGCCCAAATCCTCAAATATGGGTTTATTCAAATGCTGGAGATCAACACAGCATTGTCCTAAATAAACTTAGGGAAAGAGCAATGGCTGCCATATTTGGTAGCAATGATGATATTGGCTGGTTCGAATGGTCAGCGCCTCAAGGAATCAAATTTGATAACTCACCAGACTTTTGGCTAGGTGTCTGCCAAGCTAATCCATCACTTGGCATAACAGTTCATCCAGATAATATTCGAGCAGTCTTATCAGACCCCGAGGATATTGTGCGCACAGAAGTCTTATGCCAATGGGTCGATACCATAAACCCAGTAATCAATCCGTCTCAATGGGAAAGTTGCAGAGTTGAGGGACTCCGACTTAACCCTGAGGCTGATACTTGGCTGGCTATTGATTTAAGCCCCAGTAGAAAAGAAGCGGCTTTAGTAGCGAGTCAAAGACTTGAGGGTGATAGGTTTCAAGTCATATTGCTGCAGACTTGGCATAACCCTGCTAATCTCGATGATAAGGCAATGGCTAATGATGTTGCCGAGTGGGTTAGAAAATATCCAGTTCAGCTGGTTGCCTATTCAGCCAAAACCGCGTCAGCGGTAGCCGCTAGATTGGCTCCTGCAGGAATAAGAGTTGAGCCAATAGACGGCCTTGATTATGCCCAAAGCTGCGATGAATTATTGGGAGCAATTTCATCTCAGCGGTTAGCTCACTCGGGACAGGAAGAGCTGACCAAGCAATGCCTATCCGCCGTCAAACTCCCTTTCGGTGATGGCGGATGGGTAATGGGTCGGAAAGTAAGCAATACAACTATTTGCGGAGCGATTGCTTCAGCCTTAGCGACACACTACGCAACAATGGCTGAAAGCGGAGTAGATATTCAAATAGTGTAAGTAGGCTCGCTTACAATGTAAGCAATGGGTGCTATAAGAGATTTCCTATTTCCACAGGTTCAGACGGCTAAACCTACTAAGGTTTCAGATGTTGCAGCCGCGCTAACTCCCGTCCAGATTAGCGATTCAGTTTATAATATTCTCGGCGGTGCAACTAATACCACTCGCCAATTAGCAATGAGCGTTCCATCCGTTGCAAGAGCTCGCAATATCATCTGCGGAACTATTGGCTCATTACCTCTTACCACTTTTAATCGCATAACTGGACAATATGTAGATCCGCATCGCGTTATTAATCAGCCAGACCCAAGAGTTGCAGGATTCGTAATCTATAACTGGCTTGCTGAAGATATTTGGCTTTATGGTGCTGGTTACGGGCAAGTCTTGGAAATGTATTCTTCAACTGATGGCGGTCGAGTAAGAGCCTGGACTCGCGTTAGTCCAGACCGCGTTACAGTTGATACAGATTTCCTAAATACTGAAATTACTGGATATAAAGTTGATGGCAAGTCAGTTCCACTTCAAGGCGTTGGCTCAATCATTCGATTTGATGGCCCAGATGAGGGATTGCTGCACAGAGCTGGCAAGACAATTGCAGCTGCCGTATATCTTGAGAACGCAGCAGTTAATTATGCTAAAGAACCTGCACCAACTATGGTTCTTAAATCTAATGGAACCAATTTAACTGCCGAAAGAATTTCAGCTTTATTGAGCGCTTGGAAAACTGCGCGTCAATCTCGCTCTACTGCATTTTTAAATGCTGATGTGAATCTTGAGCAATTTGGCTTTGATCCTAAATCATTGCAACTTGCAGAAGGCCGTCAATATGTAGCGCTTGAATTGGCTAGAGCTTGCGGCATCCCTGCCTACTTCTTGAGCGCCGAAGCGACTTCTATGACTTATTCAAACGCGGTGTCCGAGCGGCGCTCATTAGTTGATTTCTCACTTCGCCCAATCCTTAAAGCGATTGAGGAACGCTTATCATTACCGGACTTCGTTCCAAATCCAGTAATGGTGCGCTTTGCACTTGACGATTTCTTACGCGGTAACGCATTAGAAAGAGCGCAAGTTTATGAAATCTTAAACCGCATTGGCGCGATGAGCGTTGAGCAGATTCAACGAGAGGAAGATTTGATTCCAAATGAAAGTTAATATGCCAATGGCAGTTACAGCTGCCGACACAATTAAGAGAACCATTACTGGGACTATTGTCACCTGGAATGAGCAAGGCAATACTTCAGTAGGGCCAACAATATTTGCAGCAGATAGCATTGAGATCAAGCCAGTTCGGTTGTTGCTTGAACACGACCGCACTAGGCCAATCGGCAAAATGTTGTCTCACAATGTAACAGCTAACGGAATTGAAGCCACCTTTAAGATTGCAAATACTATGGCTGGAGAAGATGCCTTAATTGAAGCAACTGAAGGATTGCGCGATGGATTTAGCGTAGGCGCTCAGATAAATGAATGGACCAACAATAAGGGCGTAATGCAGATTACTTCAGCTACCTTGGATGAGGTCAGTTTGGTTACAGATCCAGCCATCGACTCGGCAAGAGTCGCTGAAGTTGTAGCAGCATCTGAAAATGAAGCACCAAAAGAAGATTCTGATTTGGCAACCGCTGATTCAGACAAACCAACCGAAGGAGACCAAGTGTCTGACACTACCGCTCCTGCTCCTGCCGTTGAAGAAGCGGTAGAAGCAGCCAAAGTAGAAGCAGCAGCTCCAAAGCCTGCTTTCTACACAAGCCCTCGCCTTGAATTTACCAAGGCAAAATATCTAGAGATGAGCGTTCGCGCTGCTCTAGGAAATGACGATGCTCGCGCTTATGTTCGCGCAGCAGACGACACCACAAGCAATAACGCTGGTTTAATTCCAACCCGTCAGCTAACCGAGGTAATTAACCCTCTAGCAAATGCTGATCGTCCAGCAGTTGATTCAGTATCTCGCGGCGTTCTTCCAGATGCTGGAATGAGCTTTGAGATTCCTAAGCTAACTGCCGTTCCAACAGTTGGAGAAGAAGCTGAAGAAGCAACAATTGATGAGACAGGAATGACCTCTGAGTTCCTTTCAGTTTCCGTCAAGAAGTATGCAGGCGGACAAGAGTTCTCAGTAGAACTTCTCGACCGCTCTTCACCAGCGTTCTTTGATGAGCTAGTTCGTCAAATGGAATATGCCTATGCAAAGGCAACAGATGTCGCAGTAGTAACTGGCTTAATTGCTGGTGGAACAGATGGCGGAAACCGCACTCTTGATGCAGCTGGACTTCTTGACTTCGTATCCGATGCTGGAGTTTCAATCTATTCCAACACTCTTGGATTCGCACAAAATATCATCGCATCACCTCAGCAATGGGGCGCAATCCAGAATCTAGCTGATGCTGGCCGTCCGATTTATCAGAACTTGATTGGCAATATGAATCAGGGTGGAAATCTCGGTGCAGGTTCTGCAACTGGAAATCTACTTGGCTTGAACTTCCGCGTAGATCGCAATCTAACAACTGGCTCAGGTGTTGGCGATAACACAATCATTATCATCAATCCAGAGGCTTATACTTGGTATGAGTCAAGCCGTTTCCGCTTGGAGACTGCACAGGTAGCAACTGGTCAAATCAAGGTTGCTTACTATGGTTATGGCGCACTAGCAACAAAGGTAGGCGCTGGCGCTTATCGTTGGATGGTTGCGTAGTTAATTAAAAAAAGTGAGGGCCAGTCCGCTCCCGAGCTGGCCCCTCACCTAACTGCTTGAAAGGATGACGAAATGCCTACGATAGTTACGGCCACAGAGCTTAGGACAATTCTTGGCGTTTCGTCATCCCTATATTCAGACGCTTATTTAAGCGACATAGTAGATGCCTCGGAGAATTTAGTTCTTCCAATGTTAGTTACTTTTCAAAGCAAAATTAACAAAGTAAAGCTAACAAATAATATTGCTTATTTTGAAACTGCAACAATTCAAGAATTTACAGAAGGCCAATCCGTAATTATTACTGGCTGCGGAGCTCCTTTCAATGGCACTCACACAGTAACCGATGACGAAATTTCAGATTATGTATTCACAGTTGCAATCACCAATGCAGACATATTGGAAAAAAATATTATCCCAGCAGGAAACGCTGCGCTATCTGGATTATCGACCTATGTCGGAAATCCCAATGCTGAAGCTGCTATTTTGGCTATCTCCGTTGAAATCTTCCAATCCAGAACCGCCGCTGGTGGATCAATCGAAGGCATAGATTTTGCAGTAACCCCTTACCGCCTATCTAAGAATTTACTTGCCAAAGTAACTGGCTTACTTGGCCCTTATCTTGATGTTGAAACGATGGTCGGCTAATGCCAGCATCAACAATTGCTACAGATGTTAGAGGCGCTATTAAGACCGCCTTGGTTGGCTGCACCGCTAATATTTATGACTCAGTTCCAGAAGCGCCAATCGTTCCAGCAATTATCGTCATTCCAGACTCGCCCTATATGGAGCTTGAAGTCTTGGGAAAAGCCACAACTAGAGTTAAATTAAATTACACCATCACCGCTTGCGTTGCGTATTTCAGCAATGCCGCTGCTTTAGATAACTTAGAGCAAATGGTCATCAGTATTCTTGGAGCACTAAATGCTTCCAAGTATGAGTTATCAATAGTCGAAAGACCTTCGGTAACCGAAGTAGGAACTACTACCCTGCTAGTTTCAGATATCCGCTTGAGCGTCCGCTACGAGCAAACCGCATAGGAGACCCAAATGCCAACAACAGTAATAACTGGGCGCGATGTGACATTCACACTCGATAGCGCTGCTTATGACGCCCAGACAACTAGCGCAGTCC